ATCCTTAAAGTCAGTAACGGTACCATTTGGGTTCAAAGTAAGATAGCAATATCTCATTAACATACTATTAACTAACGAATTAATTATAACAGTTAAAGGATTCCCCGAAGGATTAGTGGCAATAAATGTTACTAAATCACCATCAAAATTGGTAAGGGCAAAACATATATCGGTAGAAATACAAGAGAATACTCTTAACTCCTGTAGTGAATAGTTACCGGATGCAACAGCTATTTTATACATGATGTACAAAGCTTTCTCTAGTACTGATACGAAAAGCGTTTTATCAAAATTAGCGTAATCTCCATTGCAGAGTTTATCCTCGCCAAATTGTGTAAGATGGGCATAAAGATCGTGCCATTGGCGTGATTGAGCCACAATACCAGGAGCCATTTCAAAAACGCGTTTATTTCGCATCATCAAACGAACAATTGATAAAGTGTACTTCCGCACAACAATAGACCAATCAAGAGGAGCCCCGGAAAAAACTCGTACTTTACCCAAGTTAACCTTCTTTTCAGAAAGTGGTTCATCCTTCAGGTGAGCTGTGAACACTGGACTAACAGCCACTCCAGCCAAGTAACTAGCTTCAATTTCGGCAACCCTAGCTAATATAACATCATCGAAAGTGAACTTATGCTGGTAAACATCATCTGGGTCTAATTCAACGACATGGTGTAATTTAGAATGGTTCCAAGGATGACCAGCAGAGGTCGACTTATTGAGGGAGTCCATATAAGCTATACCAGGGTAACCATTAATTGCTACTTCATTTGTAATAGGATGAACTACAACATTAATAGTTTCACTAGATATTGCATTCAATATGTCTGCAACAAAAGCATCAGCACACACGTCAATAGATTTCTGAGAAAAATTTGTGACAGGTGTAATACTATTCATCATAGCCAAACGCCAAGCTTTATACGAGCGTAAATCAGGGGCGAAATGCTGCACAGTATAACCATATTTACAAAACTCATTCTGCAGTAAGTGAGCACTCACTTCACTACGTCGCGAAGTACGGTGGTTAGGTAACGATCCATAAACTACAATTTGACCTTCCTCAATAAAAGAAAGCACAGATTTAGTATGAATAGGTTTAATAACCACATGTTCATTTTGCAGGCTAAGTTCTCTGAAATCAGCTGAAGTTGTACCAAAATCTCCCAAAGAAGAAATTAGTTCCTGTACAATTCCACGAGTTAACATGTGTGCGTAAGCTTTACATTCACCAGGTTTCCCCTCATCAACAGAAGGATTCTTTGTCCCAGCACAATGAATACCGTATAAAACGGCACCATTCTTAACCTTTACTAATAGTGGGGAACCACAAGTCCCGGAGGCAACCTTTTTTGTAGTTGTATAAATCGGACCTTGAATAGTTATATCACTAACCACGCTAGTAGCTTGATTAATAATGGAAACATCAATGTTGCCAACTACATAGTCGTCCCAAGAACGAGTCAATAATTCGCCACGTCCAAAATAGTGAAAATTATTACTTTCTGGAAAATATTGAACTATAGACTTTCTTGGGGGCATCCCAATTATTCTCATTACTGCAATATCACCAGTAGACTTCACCATAGAATGTTCGAATTTGACTTGACTGTTAGGAGATAATCTGGTGTTACTACTTATAAAATAGTATAACACTGCTCCAGGAAAAACACCCTGTAGAGAGTGGGCAGTAAATATAACACAATCTCCACCAGTAGACAATGCTCGTGTTTGAACATAACTTCCATCAACATTTTGAAATCTTAAATTAACCACATTGGAGTGAACTTTATTTACAACATCATCATACCTTTCACATCTTGAATTATTGGAAATGTCGTATGGTGTCACTGGCACTATATCACTATGATATATATTACAAATTTCTTCACCACGTGGTTTAGGCATTTTTGCACCTTGTGGTTCTTCATAAGAGCCAAACCAAAACTCACACACACGTATGCACACATATAAAAATGTGGTTATAATGGAAAGTTTGACTATAATGGAATCTTTTAAGTTTTCATAACCAGTAATAAGTTGTAGTTTTTCTGCATACCAAGCCTCTTGAAGAGAATGGATTAAGGGGCTTAAACGTGGAGCATCCGCCTGTAAACCAATCTGGCAATTACATCCAACGATAGAACCACAACACTGTGATGGTTGAACGTGTGATAGTTTAAACTTACTTTCGTTTACTTTAACACGCTTGTTATAATGTGCTAGGATAAGCGTATGATATAATTTTAAGACATCGTTTATATTGTCAGTACGAAGGATCTCAGTATACTTGATTTCATGGTTAGAAGCCTCTGATCCATCAAAAACATTTGCTTGTCCAGTACATTCAACTCCTGTTCTTTCCACTATAAAGTGCCAATAGTTTGGACAATCACCAACACAGTCCCAAGAAGAAACTTTTTCCATATCAATTTCATTGGAATTATCTTTTCTTAGGTGTTGTTTAACTTGAGCTGTTATAACTATTGGAAATCTACGTAATACAGCTGTGGGAGCCGTCATATACTGCCTAGCATTTAATTCTTTGGTGTTTGTAGTACCAATTACAAGCTCTGCTAACAATGGGATACGGCCCTTATTTTCAAGAGCAGCTTGATCCGGTGTGAAGGGTACAACATTTATAATTTGCTGCAACTCCATCACAGATGGATCGCCACCACCTTTTGCAATTTCAGGGCGCATAAATCCAATATCATCTAACACCACACACCACATGTGTGATCCAAAACCATCCCAGTATTTTGCACTATAATTCCTCACATACATATAATCATCACTAGCAGGTAAAACGTTTTTAATACCTGCTATGTTTACTTTTGCAAAGTGAGAAAACAAGATATCAACAAGCATAGATTTACCTACACCTGGTCCACCATTAAGTAACATACTCATTGGCATTTCTCTATCTGTTGATACGTTAGTGCGTGATTTAATATCTGACTGTATGGATAACAATTGTGTAACATACTGATTATGCTGCACAAGCATACGTTTGTCGTTGACACTAAAATACTTTTCCAAATGAACAGCATCTTCAATGGTGTCTGCCAGTAAAGCCAAATAGTAGTGTTTGGAATAGGGCTCACCATCAGGTGAATCACTACCTCCACTTGTAGAATTAGTTTTGGCACATATAGCATGACTAACAAGCCATTGGTAATTCCTATACCACCTGCGATGTTTATTGTTTTGAAAAAACAAACCATCAAATGATTTGGTGGTATAAATATTGTATCCTTGATCCGCAATAAAATGTAGTGCACGCAGAATATATAAAAGAAAACCTTCCTTACCAAAATCGTTTTGCTTTTTAATCAGTTCTTCTTCTAACTTGGTGAAACCTTGTTTTTCAAACGAAATTCCTACAAAACTAAAAAGATTAGTTACTAATAAAATATGGTATATTCTACGAATATGTTTGGCACCAGGTGATTCACGTAGACCTTCCCAGTTTGTAAGGAAACTATCAAAATCTTCCAATGAGGCTTGTGCTTCAACAGATTCATCTGTGGTATATTTAAATCCAAACATACTAAAGAAGTCACTAAGTGATGCTTTGTGAGCACCTGCCAATTTGTAGATTTCTAAACCAATAGAGTCAATCTTCCAAACATTTTTGATAGACTGTAACATAATCAAAACCTTTTGATTAGCAGACTCAGCTCCACGTAGAGCCAGAGTTGTAATCATGATATGTTCACAAGGAGGAAACACAACTTCCAAAAGGTTTTTACCACAATAAGATCGAAACAATGCCGGTGAATTTGCTAAGAAAATGCAAACATAAAAGATTAATGTGAGTACAACAATATTTCCTGGGCTAAACCAGAAGAGAAATATGTGCACTGGTATTGCCATTTGTGCAGACGTTGGCAACATGTTAAAACACTGAACAAAACTTTTCAAAATTGTCCTAACTTTTGTTAGGTAATTGTTTAATAATAATAAACAACGAATCGCCTTTCTCAAGACGTTATAGGGCTCAAAATTGTTACCACTAGTTTTCAACCCCTCATATTTGTAAGTCAAATATAAGCAAGTCAAAAAACAGTGAGTTATGATGACAAAAATAGAATAATAACTAGTCAACTTAACTATAAAATTCAAAAATAACACACATGCTAAATGAATAGTAGTGGAACTAAATCCACCATATCTTTTATCAAGTATGAAGTTCTTATAACAAAAATGGTAAATAAGGGACAGAGATGAAAATCCAAATATGGATAGCAAAATTTCTCTATCGAGTCCTGTGTTGATATAAAACAACACTATACTGATGCACATGACACTAAAGTCTAATTCATTCAGTACATATTTGAGTCCTGTTGTGCCAATAAATCGATTAAATATATTTTTAAATTGTTTCATGGGCATGGGGGGGGGCGGTGTACTCAACACCATAGTCAATTATTAATTTCTTAGAGTTGATTAATAAATTAGCAGGAACAAATACTAAAATAACACTTCCATAGAACAGGTAGGACAAACCTGAAGTATACTCGCGCGCTCGGTCGGGTACAGGCCCTCAGCCACTACTGAACAACAGCAGTTTAGTTCAAAATAACTCGAAGACTAAGTCTTTTACGTATGAAACTTTACCACGTACATGCGATTTATGTAAATGAATGAGTGACGTTTATCAAAACAGCTATTTTATGTTGAACGGTTTCCGCTCGTCGCAAGGGCGTTTGTATACTCGTTTATTTTAATATTAATTAATACATATAAATACACTACTCAAGAATGTACATGAGATCAGAAGAGACACCAAACTCATGACAAAC